ACCAGTTCAACAACTGTCACATAGGGCACACCAGACCCCTCTGGATGCCCTATAATACATTCATCAACCAAAGACACCAATGAACGACACCATCAACGAACTGACCATTACCAAGTCCCTGCGACTGCTGCGTGATGGTTTCAAGAGTGAGTTTGCTACATCCGTGTTTGCAGATGAGCGAACGACTGAACTTTTTGCAGAACTTGCAAGTGAGTTTGTGGATGCCAACATTCCTGTGGTTGATGAGGACAACCAGGTGGAACTTGCTATGATGCTGCTGGAATCTCTGGATATTATTGCTAGATAGTTATTAAAAAAATGAAACAACTGTTCCTACTTCTTCCACTCACACTGTTCTCTGTTCCAGTGCAGGCACAGCAGGTGAATAACTTTGCTGTCTGCACTCAGAATCAGGAAGTCTATCAACCTGGTGGATATGATCGCTACGGCAATTATGTACCAGGTGGTGTTAGTGTTCAGACCTATAATGTTCCTTGCAACAATGTAAATCAAGGATACCGCCCCACTAATCAGTATTATGGTTATGGTGGTAGCGGATACGGATACGGTCGAAGAACTAATCCTAATTGCAATCCAACAAGAACTGTGTTAGGTGCTGTACTTGGTGGTGCAATCGGTCGTGCTGCTGCAAGTGCTTATCCACAAAACTATGGTTGGGCAACTGCATTAGGAGCATCACTTGGAGGTCTCACATTCGCCTGCTAATTCATGACTAAGACTGACAAACTCATCTTCATTTCTTCGTTCATTTGGTTTTTGCATTGGGGTCAATGTCTTACATCACGTATTCTGGATACGGTTATTCTAAACGCCTCTGTGAGGACGTTACCACTTGGTTTCTGAATAAGTTTCTCCCACGCCATAAGATTGAGGTGGAGATTCTTCACCGTGGTCTGCGTCGTGAGCAGGTTTATGGTTATTGTGATTATGTGGGTGAATCACGTCGTCCCCGTGAGTTTCTGATTGAACTCAACACCTACATGTCTGAGGAGTTGTATATAAAAACTCTTTTGCATGAACTGGTCCATCTGAGGCAGTGGGTAGTAGGTTCGCTGCGGTTCCGATACGGAAAATTGTGTTATTCTAAAGAACCTGTCGAAAAGTACGACTATTGGCATCAACCACACGAAATAGAGGCACGGGAACAGGAAGAAACCTTATATCTTGAGTACCTATTTGAGAAGAATGGGTGGACGGATCATCAAGTGGCACAGTTCTTCCCGAATCGCCTGATGCAGGCAGTATAATTACAAAGTAATCAAGGAAACCGCAATGGTTGCTGACACCACCACAGACGCGCAACTCCGCCGCACTATTCAGAAAACGATTGAGAATGAAATGCCGCTGCAACTTCTGAAGCGCATTGTTTATGAGGTGCGTTGTGAAGAAATGGGCATTCGCCCTGATGGTTGGAAACTCTATCGTGAAGATTGATGACTAAACCGATTTATGTTAAGCAATTTGCAAAGCGATGGTATCTTGTCTGGTCTGACACTGGGCGCACGATTGCATCATTTGCATCTGAATTTGAGGCTTACTCTGCGCGACGATCTATGATAGAATATAACAAAACTGGAGGAAATCAATGAGTTATTATTGGACCACAAAAATGAATGAGGCGACTGCCCGCCGACTGAATAAACTGTCTGATCAAGGTGTGCAAATTGATACAACCACACATGCAGGAAGGCAAGTGATTGGTTATAATTATCTGGAACTTGCACTTGACGAATCTGAAGAATGAAAAAACTTCTATTGCTGACTGCTCTTCTGTTTGCCTCTCCTGCATTGGCACAGACTGCACCAAAACCGAAAGTTTATCGTCCATTTGTGTATGAAACTCCTTGTGCATTAGATTCAGGTCTGCAGGCTCAATTTGATACCTGTAAAGTGGTTGAAACCCGTGAGACTGGTGGAGCACTGCGAACCCGCAACATTTACTCCAATCGGTTTGGTCTGACCATTAAATCCTGGTTTGATAAAGAGAAAGGTTTTATGACTTGGGATAGTCATAACAAGTTTGCCTACAAGTGGGAGTATAAAGTTGCGGGAACTGGTGAGCAAGGTAGTTGGTCTTATGTAATGCCAGGTTTTCTTCTGCAAAATGTATCTTGGGACTGAACAATGACTGAAGCGACTGTACAACTGAATGTTCATGAAATTGGTGTAATTCTATCTGCACTGCAGGAACTCAATCTGCGTGAGGAAAATAGAATTGCACGGGAATATGGAAGTGTGCCAGCACTGTATAACAAACTCTACTCCTACTGGGAGCGAATGGACAGTTCAGAAACTGGACTACGCAACGATGTGGTGCCGTCCTTCTGATCTATAATTACAAGGTAATCGGGAGACACCCAATGACCACCTTCCCCACTCTCCAGTCTGCAGACGGCACGATGCTGGTTGGATACTATCCTGTCAAGACTCCTTATGGTGATATTAGTCAGGAATGGTGCCTTCAGGTTCTGTCTTGGAAAGGTGTGGATCAGATCTCCAAGAAGTTTCTGAATCGTGTTGAGAAGACTCTTGCGATTCGTGAGCGTCTGGCACTGGGTTATGTTGAAACGGGTGATAATTCTGATCTGCCTCAACTTGGTAATCCTTTCTATGGTGCTTGCTGATGGCATTTACAACTGATGAACTGGGTGCAATGTTGAATGTGTTCACTTACTATCAGGATTGGGATGATCTTTCCGAACTGATTGAGTATGATGTTCACAAACTTCGGGAAAAAATAATGTCTGAAATGATTTCACAAATTTCCTACGATTTGGAGTGTGGTTGATGAAACTCTATCTTGGTGTTTCGATTGCTTTTGCTTTCTTTGTGGGTTGGAATGTATTTCTGATTCAACGTGATGCTGAAATGTTCAAGGCATATGATGCCTGTGCTCATTACACAAATCATCCCGATTGCCCCTACAAGAACAAATGAACGACGAAGACATTGCACAGTTTCTTTCAGCATTCTCTGACTTCATGAATCACGCCGAAGAACAAATTGATTCCTATCAAAAGTGGGAAGAAGCAAAGAACTATACTGAATTGTTCTATGAGCAGAAAGCAGCAGAACTAGAGATTACTGTTGATTATTATATGCAGGAGTTTATTTGATGGATCAGAAGACCAAATTGATACTGGCACAAATGCAAGTTGAGAACATTCGCAATCTTCTGAACGACGGTCCATATGCTGGTTTCTTCACATCACATTTACTGCCTGTGAAGTATGAGATTGAGCGTCAACTCTGCAACTTGACAGGATACAACAAGTACACTAAAATGAAGGGGTAATTTACACACAACAATGAAATTTCTTTATCTGGTTGATTATTGGGTTCCGTTTCCTTCTTCTGAATATGGTGGCGTGATTAGTGTCATTGCAGAGAATGATAATGAATGCCATGATGTTCTTCTAAACTGGCGTGATGAGTATGAGAATGCCCATGACTCCCGCATTATGGAACGTGTGGTGAATGCTCATAAGTTCGAACTTGCCCATGAAGAAGATTCCCGTATTGTTGATTCTTTTACGACATGACACAGACCTATCGCATTGAAGAACTGTTCTCTCATGGATGGAGTTTAATTGAAGAGGACGCCAAGAAACTGACCCGTGAGCAGTGTGATTTACTGTTGAACAATTACCTGTCTTTAGGTCATAATCCAAAGTATCTTCGCGCTGTTCCTGATAATGATTGAATTCCCGCACAAAGCACCAAAAGGTTATAGTTATGAATTTGAACAGTTTAAAAGAAATACTGTCGCCATCTGGATTCGCAACTCTGCTACTTTTGATTATAACCTTGGTAAGTCTGTTCGGTCAATTTGGGGATTCTATGACACCAAGAAAAGAGTATATTCCGCCCCCATCAACTCAAGTACAGTTGGGAACGTTGTTAGTATAGAACAAACATCACCTTACTCTGCTATGATACCAAAGCAAACTCCACTTGAATCTGCATTTGTATGAGTTATCAACCACAGGTCAATGATTATGTTGTTTGGACCAATGATGTGGAAGGTTGGGTGTATTTCACTGATAAGGAATATATTACAATTGAACAGTCTGTACGCCCAAAGGATGAGGTTAATTATCTGTGTTGTTCACTTCATCGTAATGAAAGAGTGCTTGTAGTCTGTTATCCCGAACAGTGGAAAGAACTGACTTATATCAAATCAAGAGAGTCTATCTATGAAGAAAAGAAAAACACTGTGGAGATTGTGGGCGAAATCACTTGGGGAGAAAGCAAGTAAAAATGACAGAGAATCAGACCACGTTGCTCATATACGGACTGTTATATTCGGTACTTATCTCATTACTAATCTATTCATTATCGCAGGGGTCATAAGACATTGGAACGACGGACCAACAATCAATCTGTATTATTATGAAGTACCAAGTCATTTACCTGAAACCCAAAAAGAAAACATACTCAAAACAAACCGCAGTTTTCTATACGATTGAAGATGCTACATTATGGGAGAAACATGTAAAGACTCAAGGATGTAAAGAGACTGAAATAGTACCTGTATTCTAAATATCATTCCGTCAACATAATCTGTTTGCTAATCGTCAACGTCTTCATACAAATCTGCATTTAGCACAAACAGCAGCACAAGAAAAAAAGGGTATGAAAGGTTAAAAAATCAATAAAAAGGTTTAATTTAATTAAAAAAGGTATTAAAAAACATATATTGCTGTTTTATTTGATTCTCAATAAGTGTAATATTAATGAGAATCAATTGAGTATTATTGTTGAGAATAGAGTCTTATAAGTCTTCTAAACCCCTCCAGGTCTTGTGTTTAATACCTTCTAAACCCCTCCAGGTCTTGTGAGCTAAATGCTTATAAATGCCCAGATCTTAAGCAAGTTTAGCGAGCGTACCATAAGACGCGCAGTTTGTCAAGTCCCCCGCCGCGAAAATGCTACGAGACCCACACAGTCTTATACGAGATCTCGACGAGCATTATAAGCATATCTTAACATTTCTCGACGAGAGTGCATATATACTAGCATGATCTCGACGAGACGGTGCATCATAAGGCTTGCAATCTCGTCGAGAATTATGCTATAATACACAAGCATTCATACAATCTCGACGAGTTATGTACGACGACTACGATCTCGACTACACTTACGCATCAGATTACTCATACGATCTCGACGAGTATACACAAGATCTCGACGAGGATTATGCACGAGATGGGCAAGACTACGAATCGCTTGCATATCGTCATTATGCATGATATAATCTAGTACACACACTACGAGAATCATGTCTGTAACACAAAAGCGTATTGTACAGGTTACACTAGATCTCATGTGTTATGATGACCTAGATCTAGATAATATCGATTGGCGTGAGGTATTACAACTCGAACCTGGGGAAGATGTCCATTGTAGGGTAAAAGAATTCGATCCGTTCGAGTAATGTGCCAGTTCGAATATTGGTCCTTATTCTCAATTAATAGTACTTATTGATTCTCAATAAGACCTTCGTTATTGAGAATGCAACCAATTGTGAAACTGGCACAAGACCCCTTGATATCTGCCACGTGCTGGTTTACATTGCATTCGTTGACACAAATTCCCACCATGACTGAAGTTAAAGTTCGTGTCGAAACTTATGACGGTTGTGTAACTTTTTGGTATGAGAAGTCCAGAGTCAAGAATCCTACCGAAGTTGTGTGCAATCGTGTCACAAACCAGTTGATGGGTTTGAATATTAAAGAGGTGAGTGTGACAGTTGCATAAGTGGCACAAGGGGGGTTGCGTTCGTGCTGCCTCCCTGATAAATTACATTCGTCCCTGAGAGACACACCATGTTTGATGAACTCTGGTCTGAAATCCAAGACATGCCCGGTGAGATTTTTGACCTTGACATTCCTGAACTGAAAGATGAAAAGTTCGATGTCAATGAGTACCTGAACGCTAACTACGATTACTGATGATTACTGCAATCGTTGGTGGCATTATTCTTGCCACCTTTGGTGTTATGTTCTACCTGGATGATCGTGCTGGTGGTGGACTTTATGATCCCGACCCTACTGCTTCTGACCGTTATCGGAGGAACAAATGACTGAAGTTCTCAAAGAGTATCATTTCGATGATGAACAAATTGAGTTCCTGATGCGTATTGTGCGGGACAATGCACAATACGAAGATGATGAAGTTCGTGAGTGGATGGAAGAACTTGCGAACCAAATTGAAGACCAAATTGTAAATCACCCCACCAACGACTGATGACTAACACTTTCGATCGTGAAGCACTGGTTGAAGCATACATTGACCGTTTGCTTGACAACATGAGCACCAAAGATTTGCTGCAGATTGTTGGTGATCAGATGGAAGAAAATCTCACCAGTTATACTGATGAGGAACTGATTTCTGAGGTTGAGTCTTACTATCCCGATCTGCTGGAGGACAGTTGAACAAGTGGCACAAGGGGGGTTGCGATACCCCCCAATCCGTGCAATACTAACAGTATGAAAAACACACACCTCGAACACCCCGAAGATACCATCCTGACGGGTGATCTTTCGTGCCTGGATTGGTTCACTGCTCGCGGCAAGTTGAGCGTCAAAATTGATGGTGCTCCTGCAATCGTGTGGGGGATTGATCCTGCAACTGGTACGTTCTTCGTGGGCACTAAAGCAGTGTTCAACAAGAAAAAGATTCGTATCGCTCACAATCATGAGGAGATTGATCTCTTCTATCAGGGCGAAGTTGCCAACATTCTTCATTCGTGCTTTGATTATCTGCCCCGTACTGACTCTATCATTCAGGGTGATTTTATCGGGTTTGGTGGATCTGATGAATACACTCCGAACACGCTTACTTACAAGTTCCCTGAGATTGTTTCTCAACACATCATCATCGCTCCCCACACTGTTTATGAGGCAAATGATGATCTTCGTGACAGTTGGGCAGAACCTCTGATGGTTAATCTGCAGAGTGATGATGATGTTCTGTTCGTGCAACCTGAAGCATACATTCTGCACGGTCAAATGTCCTTCGCTGATGTTGAAGAGGTCTGCAACTTTGCCCGTCAAATGTCTACTGCCTGTGAGTTTGTTTCTGATAAGGAAGCGGCAAAGATCAAACAGCAAATCAACGCCTGCATTCGTGCTGGTGAAGAAGTGAATCCTGATGACTTTGAATGTGATGCTAACCTGCTGCGTCTGTGGGCATTGGTGAAGTCGATCAAAGATGACTGCCTGTTCCTCTGT